CCGCAGTCTCAGAGGCTGCTGCCGCCGATTCCGATGCCGCTGCCGCCGCCGCACTCGCCGCCGCAGCCGCTGATGTGCCTACCCAATAGGTAGGGCGATTGGCAGCATCTGTGGGATCATTCCCGGTGTTTGATGCCTGTTGAGACGTATACAGAACACCGTCAGACCCAACTGCGTTCTGCCCATTATCGTAGGTTGCAGTAGATATCCATGCGAAGCTGAGCAGAGTCCAATACGTTGCTGCACTTGATGGGTTGTTGTTCAGGTTGCTGTTCTGCAGGCTCTGGTATTGCTCACCGTTATAAGTTACTACAGCACCTTCTTGATAAGTGATTCCTGCATTCCAGGTTACTGAATACAATAGCGTCCAGTATCCAGTAGTAGAAACAGGATTATTGTTCTGATTACCAGATGACAGACTTCGGTAATATTGACCGTCACTTCCAAGCACAACAGCATTGGCATCATATACCGTTACCGATACCCATCCCTCGCCAAAGTTGTTTCCTGTGTCTCCAACAGGATCCCGGACCAGAATCTGAACATCGTTCTTATCAACAAGTATTGCCTTAGCAGTACCGCTGAAGAATATGTCTGGCTGTCTTCCTGCAGCACTCAGGATCACCGGGTTGGTGTTAGCAATCGTCTGGTTGATGTCGCTGTAGGTAGTCTTTAGAGTAGTCGTCCCGGTCTCATAGAAGTACAGCTTACCGCTTCCAAGCGGATCGCCAGCGTCATCAAAGTATTGTGCGTTTATCTCGCCGAATCTAGCCATTATCTGTCTCTCATGAATTCATTAGCGGTAGGAGATAATCCAGCCCATAAGCCTGTAGCAAACTGACTAGATACTCGTCTTGCATTTTCCCTAGTCATAGGTTTGCCATTTATAACCTCAAGAAGCAACTCTGCGTTTTCTCTTGCCTGTTGACCTCTGGTATTGATCAAGGAATCTGCTACCTCGTTAAGTATTTCTTGCATTCTCTCAACAGGAATTCTTTCATCCATACCAAAAACATTTCTAAATATCGCTTGAGCGGCGTTAATTCCCTCACCTCTCGATATTTGCTGATTCAAGGTATCTGGTACTAACTCTCTAACAGCTTGAGCAGTTTGCTGTCTAATTGCCGTCTGAGAGCCAACTCTAGTTCTTGCAGACAAATCCATTACTTCTTGCACCCTTCGAAGTTGGCGCTGGATTCTATTGTATTCTCTTTCCGACAAAAAAGTTCTCATCTTTCGCTTAGCAGAAGTAGATGACAACTCTTTGAATGCTGCTATAGCTCCCTGTATTGACTGTTCATCAACCTCTGGATTAGCTATTGTCGCTCTAGCCCTATCCTCTAACTCCTGAATATGGGTTCTAAACATTCTTTTCATCGACTGCTTTAACTGATCTTGAGCTGGCCCTCGAACGCTAGTAACAAGATCAACAAAGTCTTCTACTTTGATATTTGATCGTCCAAAATTATTTACTAGCCTTATGGCTTGAGACTCTTGAATATTGTCCAATCCTAGTTGCACTGCCCTTCCATATTGAGGAGAAACTCTTGAAAGAGCATCGCTAAGTTCTGCCGCTAATCTTTTCGCACTTTGAGCGTCAGGAGACAATACTCCGGTAACAGAGTCAGTGCCTTCTTCTACAATTTGGCCCAATCCTCTTTTAATGTAATCAGCCTGCATCATGTTTGGAGCAGACTCAAATGCACCGTCTCTGATGTTTATTTGAACGCGATTAGCTACATCGTCCATCTGCATCATTTCATTGGCGTTTCTGACTGCAATCTCTTTGATTCTATCAGGCACTCTATCAAGAACGCTTGTTAGCATCCTGCCCGATCGACTTGAGTAAGGTATTCTTTCCGAGTAAGCAAGCTCATACGCCTCGCTTCTTTTGGGAGCGGTTCTTCGTGCCGATTCTCTGAACACTGTTTTTGGTCCTAAAGCTGGCTGACCTAAGACCTTATCCAGCTCTCTATCAAAAACATTTCTGACTTCTCTTTGCTGTCTCTCTACGCCCCGGGTAACCGTAGTTATTGCTGGCCCTGCCATCGACTGAGTAACATCTAAAAGAGCCTTAGCTTGCGGGCCCATATTAGCTAGTCTGGCCTCAGAGCCCATAGCTCTTAATATCAGATCAACCTGACGCTGATCAGCGCCAGCATCTACCATATTGGCAAGAACGTGCGCGGCATCCATATCTATACCGAATTCTCTAGCTATCCTGCCAATGTCTCTTGTAGCTACTTTTTCTACAATGTTTTCTACTACACCAGTAGGAAGACCAAGAGCGCCTCCTATCAGGGCTCCTATTAAGCCTCTCCTTCTCGCGCTTTCGGCTCTTATTTCTCCTTCTCCAGCGCCATATCCGCTTACAGCACCTTCAACCGCACCAAAAGCAGCTCCTTGTCCGGCCCTTTCAACCATCCTACCTACACCGCCACGAGAGACTGTGCCTACGCCTCCGGCTGCTGCAAGAGGCAAAGATGTTGCTATTCCTGTGGCTGTTTCTAATGCCGCGCTTTCAAACGGCCTAGTCTGCTCCATTGCTTGACGCCGGAGCCTCATCTCTGCCTCAGCTCTTGGCCCAGCTATCATTCCGGCAAGCTCGTCTGTGTACTCTCCAACAAACGGAACGCCTCTGGCAGCGACTGACGCTCTAGCCCTTCCAACATCTTGCGAAACTATGTCTTCAGAAAGTCTCTCTCTAAACAAGGAAGCAGGGTCTGCGCCGCCTATTATTCTGGTTAGCTCATTTGGATCGGTAGTTGAATACTGCTCATCGAAATATCCGACTTGCCCTTGTGGCGTTCTGTAAGCAGTGCCTCTTCCGGCAGGAACGGTTTCTGTTCCTTCTGGAAGTCTTTGGAATTGATTTGGCCTAGAAGCGAAGTACGCCTCCTGATCTTCTTTCAGCATTCGTTCTGCTTCTTCTCTTGAAGAGGCAGTAACCTTATACTTTTGCCCATCTAAACCAGTAAGCTCAAACTCTTCCATAATTACTAATCCGCGGGTCTGATATTTGGATTTTGAGGAACATATCCAGATCGAGACATAACTGCCCCAAGATCAGGCAAAACATCACCAAAAATCTCTATTGATCTATTTTTAATATCATCATTAAAAACGCTTTGAGTCTGTAGTTCTTCAAATTTGGTTATGTATTCAAGAGAAGTTAAATTGCCCTCTAAATACTCTCTCCGTAACTGCAACTTTTTCCTCTCTAGCTGTCCTTTTCTCTTAAATACATCCGCAGTTAATTGTCTTGCTTCTGCGCTTTGTAAAAACGCAGGTAGTGACTCCAGGTACATAGCTACCTCTATATCTGAAGTAGAGCCAGAACCTGTTGGCCTCATTCTTGGAGCGAGATAATTTTGCAAAGATTTTGCCGCTTGAGACTCAGGCCCAGCGCCAATAAATTGCAATCCAGTAAGCCCAAACCTTCGAGCCACAAAGTTTTCGGCAAGACTTCTATCTTCTTTGTTCAGCAAATCAACCAGCCTTTGAACATCGTCCGCTAAGGTAATTTGCTCGCTTGCCTGCGCTAACTGCTCGTTTATACCTTCAACCCTAGCGGCTCTTTGTTCGCTCAGGAGCGCGGCTTCAGGGTCTTCTCCCTCTTTTACTATTGTTCGTGTTTGTTGCGGCAAGCCAAAAGCAATAGGCACATTATCTGGGCCGAACCTTGTTGCACCCGGCCCTAATGTATACCCTTCCATCTTTTCTGGTTTAGGCAATATACCTAATCCTTGAGCAGAAGATATGGTTGCGTCCAACTGCGGGATCAGAGATTCTACCCCTTGAGACATCGCCATTTCTTGCAGCCTAAGAGTCGAAGATGAATCGAATCCCATTGAATTCAAAAGCTGCGCTCTGTCTCCAAGCAAATCTATAACTTCTCTTGGTTGATTTTGAGCAATCAACTGCCTCATTCTAAACGCATCTTGAGCCGCTGACTTTGTAAGGATGTCTTGCATCTGAATATCCTGCAGGGCAGACTGACGCTGATACTGCTCTTCTGCTCGCATCTGCTGCCGAAACTGAGGAACCTGACCTGTAGCAGCAGCACCCAAGCCCCGGAGCAACGTGGGAATGTCTGTTCTACGCTGTGTCGGCATCATGCCGCCTAGTAGTGAAGAGTTGTCAGCCATTTCTTTATCCTAATGAACCCAATTTATCGAAAGCGTTCATGTTGTATAGGTTTTGGAAAAAATTACCTTGAGCAGCTTGCGCTGGATTGGACTGCGTTCCTTGAGTTGTTGGCGTAAATCCCTGCCCAAACTCGTAACCTAGTGCCGCGCCCTGAAGGATCGACCCTGCAGCGTTTGGAACCGGGAAGAGTTGAGCAGCCGGGACACCCGCCAGAGAGCTACCTATGCCCAGGTTGATATTAGCCTGTATCTGAGCCAGTTCAGTCTGAGCCGCTGCATCGCCTGCCGCTGCTGCCTGCTGTAACTGGTTAATGTAGTTTGTCTGCGCTCCGAGCATATTCGCTGTACCAGCGCCCTGAGCCTGTTGGAGATCGGCAAGCTGTGATGCTGCTGTTCCGTACTGACCGGCAAGCAGTTCACCTGCGCGAGTCCTCATCCCGGCGATATTGGTCCCAGTTGTTTGGGCGATATCTGAAGCCCTTGTCCCTAAACCAAGTGCAATGTTCGCCTGAGCCGCCCCGAGAGCTTGTTGCAAGTCAGCCTCACGGATGCCAAGCTGCTGAGCCAATCCGGCAAGCTGTTGAGCGCCACCGGCAGCATATCCCGCCGCCCCACCAGCAGCAGTAAGACCCTGACCTGACAAAGCCTGAAGGTTGGCAATTTGATTCTGTAAATCCTGAGAGGCCAATCCAGTGCTGTACCTGGCGATCTTCTTCATTACGTTGCCGCCACCCAGACCTCCTCTGGCAGCCGCTGTTCGCAGGATACCCCTTTCCCCTTCCTCCCTAAGAAATTGCATCTGTGGGCTCTCACGGTAAGCCTGCTTGAATGCTTCATCACCCAAAGCGCCAGAGAGAGCAAGTTGCTGCTGTAGAGCTTGTTGCCCAGCAAGACCATACGGAGAAAACATGGACTCGGCTCGCCCGAACCCACCTCTAATATCTCCTCTCGCCTGACCTATACCGCCACTTAAAGCCCTAGAAGCAGCAGACGTTCCTCTCTCTAAATCTTCTCTTGAGATGCCGTATGCTGTCCTCAGATAATCAAGAGCCTCTTGAGACCCTGATCGCGCAGCCTGTTCTGCCGAAGCCAAGCCTACGGGAAGCCTACCGCCAGGAGCGGCAGCCGGAGTTGGCTCATCCGCAACAGCATTTTCTCTAATCTGAGCCTCTGGAGGAGCAGGAACGTCAGTAGCATCAGAAGAGCCAGGACCAACCGTGATGACATTCGACAAAGGAGCCTGCGGAGGAACAATAGGATTACTGTTCGCCTGCCTATCAATCACCTGCTGGATTGGGGGAGCATTTACTATTGATTCATCATAAGCCTGTCTTGCAACCGCGGGATTAATCCCTAGCTGATTCGCAATGTAATTAACATCAGCTCCGACATCATCAATGAGCCTCGCTATCTCCGGCATAGAAGCATTTGGAGTAGAACGGATAAAATCAAGAACGACAAACTCAGCCTCTCTTACGCCCTCTGTGTCTTCTATTTTTCCTCGATTCAAGCTCATGACATCATTCCTTGATAACGAAGTATCGCTTGCTGCATTTGATCAACCGGAGCAGATGCCTGCATATTTGCCTGACCACCGGGGACAGGAGTGAATTCCATTGGAGCCGGGTTCATCAAGGGCTCTAGCTGACTGTAATCAAGTGGCACTCGCTGAGCCTGCGGCATATACCCCAGGGAGCCAGTTCCTAGTATGGCAGACTGCATGAAGGGTTGAGCTTCAGCAATACGCTGCTGAGCCATGTAGTTACCTTCCCGGAATTGCTCAAGCGAAGGTCTGAACATCTGACCCGCCAGAGCCATAGCTCGATTGGCGCTCTGTTGCCGGATGTCCTGAGACCTCTGGTAAGCGGATGGGAGCGGCTGCAGGGCTCTCTGACCAAAGTTCTGGATAGCCTGCATGGCCTCCCGGCGCATACGCTCCGAAGACTCTGTTTGACCTTCAGCAGCCTTACGCTGCTCTCTAGCGCCAAACAGTCCAGCGCCCGCTCCGGCTAAAATTAGACCAATCGTTAAGGGGTCCATATATGCTCTCCTAAACCGCTATCCAGCCACGGGTACGGTCACCGCCGATCTCGGGCTGCATCTTTCTGTATTGGATTGATCCCGCACCTCCAGTGGTGTCGAGATATAAACTAAACTGTACCGCCTCAACTACACCCTCCGGGCTTCCTGCACCCGTTATCGGTATAGACAGGGCTGCTTCCTGCGTAAACTGCCTGAAGGCCTGCTCCATCGTCCCGTTAGCATCAACAATCGGCTGAGCCGCGTTCAGCTTGTAGCTCATTGCGTCACCACTATATCTGCGGTCATCTGAATGAACACCGGCTTGACGGGCTCGCTCATGCTAAACCTGAAAAGCTCAAACCTCGATGCCCTGCCATTGCGATTCCATATCGCCCTACGGTTGTACTCTCCGGTCTTGCCAATACTGCGGTATCTGGCATCAGACCATAGTTTACCATCTGTCGAGCGTTCCAAGCCTACTTTTGGGTCCATCGCGTCAGAATTGCCCACGCCGCTCTCAACGGTGAGTTCCAGCTCTGGCAGCACGAAAGACTCCATATTGTTCTGGAAGGGCTGAGTCACAATAGTCCTCAGAATATTGTTGCCATACTCAGTATAGATATCTTGAGAAACCCTGCCGATTCGGCCATCCACAAAATCACCAGCCCATAGCTCATTGTATGCCCTGATCAGTGCGTTCACTCTGTACGCACCAAGCGACTCATTGACCAAAGACTTGCGCTCATGCCACCGCTTAGAAATCGCGTCATATACGAGAGTTGTATCAGGTAGAGCAAAGCCCACAAAGTAAGCGCCTTTATCGGCGTACGCCCAGGAATAAATGCCTTTTACCTGATCCTCTGTGAGAGCGCTAAGCTCCTTGTCGATTGCAGTGGTAGATATCTTGACTACACTGTTACCGCTGAGAGCCCATATTGCTGGGGATTCAGTAGCACCAGCTCCGACAAAAACAAAAGTATCTTCTATCGCCTGAATGCTGAACGGGCTTGATATACCCTTGCTCAAAAACAACCCTGTTCTCTGGAACGGGAAGTCCGCGCCACCAATATTCTGAAATGCCTCAATCGTCTGAGACCCACCAATAAACAATTGGTTCTTAAACACAATTGGAGCAACGATATCATCCGGGTCAGACTCTGCTGTACCAAAGTCTAGTGAGTTATACGAAGTTCCATCATTCAATGCACTTACAATGAATTTTTTTGAATCCGTTGTTAAACAGAAGTAACCATCAATAAACACTACCTGTTGAGGCTGACCATTAGCCTTAAAACTTGATCCGGTAATGCTGCTCAAAGTATCTGTAGTGTGATTGTAGATATATCCAGTAGACGCACTCCCAGGATTGAGGCTTGGAACCAGTATCAGCATCTGGGTTCCGTTGTCAGCTATTGATACTCTCTGGCTCTTTGCTCCAGTTATAGCTCCAATCTGCGTGAGAGTGTAATCATCTGCCATGCTGTACAAATGACCACCAATAACAAAGTATGGAACGCCATCCATTACATGAGCGCCCCTGCAATTATCAAAATTACTGGCGCTAGCCACCTGCTCCAAGCCCGGAGTACCAAAAAGGGTTTCCTGATTCAAAGATGGAGCCTGAGCGATATTGGGATAAAAATTAGTACATTCCTGCGCTGAAATAGGCAGACTATCACTCTCGTAATATCCATTGGCTATTGGCAGAACAACTTTAGGCATTAGTTCGTAACACCTAAAATTGCATCTCTCACCTCAACATCATCTGTACTTGTTTGGTTTTCAATAAACAATTCAATGTAATCGTTTTGAGACAATGAAATATTAAAGAACGTGCCGCAATTCCCGTAATCACCAGTTCCAGAGTCAACCTCTCTGGTTATTTTAGAGCCATCCTCTACAACTCCATTTTTTGCAAGATATATGGCAACTCGCTGATTGTTTGATGTGGCAGCTCTATATGTAATTGTTGCCTGAACGGTGGTGATAATTGTATCTGTTCCGTTATACGTCATCTTCCCAGTAGTATCACCTGTAAAATTTGATTCAATGCCAACAGTAAATGTTCCATTGACTTTTACTGGAGTATTTGAAGCAGATATTGTGGTTGTTGCTGGAGATGAAAGATAAACCTGAGCATAGGGAGACGCTGCCCTTGCAACAGTTACATAATTATCGGTTGATGTTAGGGTAATTCCATCACCTGCAACTAGGCTCGCAATATCAGGAGTGGCATCCGTTACGTTAAGTAACAGTGGAGAGCCGGTAGAGTCAGCAGAGAAGTTGTGCTTGATCTCCAGTCCATTCTGGGCAGATATGCTGGCAATTATTCCAGCCCCGTCTTCAATGTTGCGTATTTTATTTACAGCACCATCAATTTCTAAAACAGGAACGCCGGTAGGATCGCCATCCGTTTCAATTGATCCGGTTACCCCAAGATCATTTACGAAATCAGTAAAAGCAATTTTATAGTTTGTTCCATTAACGAAGTAATCAACATAAGCACCAGCATCAACAGTGGTCTTGGCTACAAAGTTTGACTTCTTCCTGCCTTGTGATCTATCCATTTGTGTTTAGCTCCAATCCTATCGAGCCAGTGGACTCAGCGAGGATATCCTCTTCTGACTCTGGATAAAAATGTCCGGGGAAGCCGAAGAGCGTATCTTCGTTGCCTGAGCCAATCGGCAGGGTTGCGGGCATCTTGGTCTCGCCCATGCTCTGACCGAGCAGCCTCATGGTATTGAAGCCATCACGCGCAGCCTTCACCAGACCCTGCGAGATCACCCCGTTGTAATCTGGAGCCACCTCTATCGCCATGTTAGCGATCAAGCCCCTGAGAGCCCCTGTGGGGATCGTTACGGTATCACCCAGGTCAGAGACCTCTGTATATCCTAACTGGATACCCTGAGCGTCTAGCTCGCTCATATAGTTGTTCATCGCAAAGATGAAGTCACTATACTCATCAGGCTGCAGTGGAGACTCACTAGCCTGTACCAATATCCGTTGTAAGGCTGCCTTAGCAACCTGCGCGACTGTAGCCATTACTCGTAGGTATTCCCGTTTATGTCTTTTCTAGGAGATCGCTTGCGCTTCTTCTTGCGGGCCTTCTCAGCCTGCTTCATACCCTCTTTCGTGTATGGAAACTTCTTACCGCCTACGTTTGGCATGATCACCTCACTCGAATTTAGCCCTAGATGTCTTCTTGGCAACCTTCTTCGGCTGCGCGGAATGCTGCTTACCCTTCTTCATATCAGCCCGCTTCTTGCGTGAAGTGGCCTCATACTCCTTCTTGCTCAGCTTGTCTCTCGCCTTCTTGGGAAGGTATCGCTCCCCGGTAGCGTCTTTGCCCTGAGTGGAGTTCTTGCCGGACTTGGTTCCCCAATCCTCTTTGGTCCACTTGGACAGATCCTTCTGAGCCTTGCTCTTCTTGCCAGTGTAGCCGCCGCCCGCCTTCTCGTATTCCTTAGCAAGCAGTTGGCTCTTCCTGGCTGACCACTGACCGGGCTTGCCGCCCTTGTCACTAGCCATAATTCTGTTCTTGATGCGCTCTCTGAGTTTGGGTTTCGTGTAGTTACTCAAACTTAGCTCCCTTCATCGACTTAGCGCCCTTACACTTCCAGCGCTTGCGACTGAGATTATTGGGAGTATTGGGATCGTTCTGCTTCTCCTTCGGGAGCCGCTTCTTGATACCAAGAGACCGGGCGCAGTAAGAGTCACCCTTAGCTGTACCCGGCCTAACACGCGGACCACCGCCTTTGGCTTTCCCAGCCTGCCCGTAGGAGACCTTCTTGCCGCTGGCGGTGACCTTTACTTTTGCTTTGCCTTTTCTTGGTTTAGCCATAAAAAAGTAGGGGACCGAAGTCCCCTATAAACTCAAAGGAGAGTTACACACCAAAGCCTTGTCCAGCCATAAACGGATTGAATGTTGCGTATGCAGGCAACAAGTCAAAACGAATCTTCTGGGTGTTAGCGTCACCATCTGCGTACTTACTTACACGGATGCTCATACCGTCTTCGGTAGTTGCAATAGTGTCAGTAGAGTACAGCTTAGGCAGCTTCACAGTACCCATGCCGAATGCCTGCTTAGTGAAGAACAGGTTTGGCTGGTACAGAGTAGCTGAAGCACTCAGGATGGTTACCACAGCACCGTTAGCCGGTGCAGCGTCAACAGTGTTGTACTGTCCGTTAGCCTCGTAGATAGCAGGACCGGCAACAACGATATTGCCTGCGCCACCAGTAAGAGTAACGTCAGCAGTAACAACGCCTGTCCAGGCTACGTTAGCGCCAGATGCGTCAATCATCGCAGTGCGAGTATCTAGGTTCAGACGGTTCACATCAGCGATGGTGACCATATCGCCAGCCTTAACAACCATGCCCGAAGTAAAGCCAGTAACGGCCAGAGTCTGAGTCATAGTGTCTTTCGCTGTGACGTAAGTCGCATCAGGAGCAGCAGACAGAGTACCTGCGCGGTCAGCGCCAGTGCCAGAAGTAAAGCTAGCCAGAGCGTTAGAAGTCAGAGCTCGCATACCGCCGAAGTTCTGAGAGATTTGTGCATTCTCCCAAGCGGTACGGACCAGCTGATCTGAAGCATTCAGGCCATTCTGTACGTTAGCAAGTGCGCTAGTGGTGAAAGGGTTCATCAGGTAGTAACGCTCTGCGGCTGCAGGTACGCCGATGGAATCCATCAGTGCGCCAGCGCCTGCGACATCACCCCATGCGTCAACGGCAGTGCCGTGAGAACCATACTTCAGAGAAGAGTTCTTGAGCATATAGCTGGCAAGATCAATCTCCAGGTCAGTCACGATGCGTCGAGCCATAGGAGCAAGGATCTGCTCCAACTGATCAAGCTCAAGAGCCTCTTCCACGTTGCCCCACTCGGTAGCTACGGTGAAGTAGTTCTGAACAGTACCAGTTGCTTTACCAGCAATGATGTCTGACTTGGTGGACGATGAAATATCACCGCCAGAAGTACGGATGGAGTTGTAGTCGTGCGGACGCTTGAAGTCTACAGTGCTACCACTTGAAGGGTTGAATTTGCCACTCAGGAGTTGAGTGTCAACGGTCTTTGTTACAACCCGGCTGGACTCGAATGCCTCTAAAAAGACACGAGCCACCTTCCGGGTGACGTTGCTGTTAAGATTATTAGCCACTTTCGGATCACCTCATTCATTCGAAAATCGCCCCCTTCGGTCCTCGCGCTTTAGGCGCTACGCCAGCCTTTGCTGGCTGCTCAACCGGATCAGGAGCGGCATTTACTTTAGGTTTCAATGCAGCAGCCTTATCCCGTACATGAGTTGCAATCCTTACCGCAGCCTGTGCCGGACTCATAGCCCGGATAGCGTCTAGCTCGGTAACATTCTGACTGAGATACTTCGTGATAGCCGGTCCCAGATCGTCATCCAAAATATAGTTGACTACATCATCCGAGATGCCAAACGAAGCGACAGCATTACCTGCTGCCTGTAATTCCTCGTTAGAAATGCCGAGTTGGACCGCTCGCTGCGAGTAGGTAGCTACCTTCTCGTTCAAAGCCTCCTGCTCTCGCATTAGCTGTTCCTGCTGCAGACGCTGTGCTTCCTGCTGTTGGAAGCGCTGTTGTGCGTCAAACGCAGCCTGTCTAGCTATGGCTTCATCGCGCAGT